CAGATTTAGGTGTTGCTAGTTTTGATAGTGATAGCTTTACAGCAACTGACGGTTGGGTAGAACTAACCACTGCTGGTCTTAATTTTAATAAAATAATTAATCTTGCTGACAAGGTAGCATTAGGTTATCATGATGCTACTTACGAACCATATGGTGCAACGCCAGGAACAGCACCAGCTGGTGCTATTAAAGAAGTTTCTTACTCAGATATTGTTTTAGGTGGTGGTGGAGTAATAGGAGAAACAACTACTACTGGAGAAGCAAACAAAATTGTTAAAACTGATGCACTAGGTAACGTAGCTTCACAAGGAATTAAAGTTGATACATACCTAATTATAGATACTACTGGTACTACTGTTAATTTATATACACCAGGTGCCGCTTCATTTATGAGTGCAGTTGGAACAGTTACTCCAACTGTTAGCATGACTGGAAGTCTTGATATCGGAGCAACTGGTACAACAGAAGGTAGCTTCCAAACTAATTCGGCACTAGCAGGAGAATCAAGATTAGGTGTTGACTGGATACACAGTTCATTTATTGAAGCACCAGGGGAACTTGATGCAAATAGTACAGGTATTAGTATAGGTGCAAATACAGGATATACTGCCGCAGGACAAATTGGTCTTATATCCGACGGTGCAACTGTACTTAAAACAACATCAACAGGATTTGAACCTGGACTTGATGACACATACATTATAGGTTCAGCAAGTCTCAAATATAATACTATCTATGCAACAACATTTAATGGTACTTCTACCCAGGCACAATATGCTGACTTGGCAGAAAATTATACAGCAGATGCAGTATACGAACCGGGCACAGTTGTAATATTTGGCGGTGATGATGAAATAACTGTAACAAACTTACACGAAGATGATAGAGTTGCTGGTGTTGTTTCAGAACATCCTGCATACTTAATGAATTCAGAACAAGAAGGTAATAATGTAACAGCAATTGCCTTACAAGGTAGAATTAAAGTTAAAGTTAGAGGCATGGTTAGAAAAGGCCAAATGCTTGTAACAAGTTCACATAAAGGTTTTGCTTGTGCAACTAGTAATCCAAAAGTTGGTACAGTAATAGGTAAATCACTTGAAGCTAAAACGACTCCAGATGATGGTGAAATCTTCGTTGTGGTAGGAAGAGTATAATGGCACAACAAAATATTAATATAGGAACAAGTGCAAACAAGGGTGACGGAGATCCAATCCGTACAGCCTTTACTAAAGTTAATGCTAACTTTACAGAACTATTTGCAAACCACGATGGTACAATTTCCCATTCAATGGATATTAAAGGTTCTGTATTTGGTGATGACTCTACAGTTTTAATCGATGCTGTTTCTAATAAAATAAATTTAGATGGAACTGTAAAAGGAAATATTATTCCTGACACAAATGTCACTTACGACATTGGTTCTTCTTCATACAGATTTAAAGATTTATGGTTAAGTGGAACTACTATTCATATAGGCAGTTCTACAATGAGTGTAGATAATACTGGTAATTTTCAATTTAGTGGTGGAATTAAATCAAACAATCCAATAGTAGGTGACGATTCAACATTACTAGTTGATACTGCTAATAGTTCTATTCCATATGCAGTTTTAAGCGGTACACCAACAACAGTTTCAGGATATGGAATTACTGATGCATTGGCTTTAGGAACATCGGCTACAACTGCACTTGCAGGTGACACAACATTTAGTTTTGCAAGTATTACAAGTACGCCAACCACACTAGCAGGTTATGGAATTACAGATGGTGGTTCAGGAACATACAGTGGTACCTCAGATGGCATAACTGAAGGTTCAGTTAATCTTTACTTTACAGATGTAAGAGCAGATGCAAGAATTACAAATGCCGGTAGTGCTAATTGGAATACAGCATATGGTTGGGGAGATCATTCAGGAGCAGGTTACTTAACAAGTACAGGAGTATTAAGTTCTCACACAGATGTACATACAACCGCGGCAACAGATGGACAAGTCCTTAAATGGGATAATGGAAATACAAGATGGGCACCAGCAGACGACACAGACACAGACACAATTTATACAAGTTTTGATTCAGATTTTGATACAAGGATTGGAACTAAATCAACAACAGATTTAAGTGAAGGAACGAATTTATATTACACAGATGTTAGAGCAGATGCACGTATAGCCTTAGCAGGTTTAACAACACTAACAGATGTAGATGCTGTAGTAGCCGGTGATGATGGTAAAATTTTATATTATGATCATGGTACTACTTCTTTTAAATGGAAAGCAGATGCAACAGGCGGTGGTGGTCCAGCAGATACAGATGCTTTGTCAGAAGGTTCAACTAATCTTTATTACACAAATGCAAGAGCTGATGCACGTATTGGATTAGCAAATTTATTTGACTTAACAGACGTTGCTTCAGTAGTAGCAGGCGATGACAATAAAGTACTGTTTTACGAGCATTCATCAACATCATTTAAATGGAAAGTAGATGCTGATACAACTTATACAGTAGGTGATGGTGGACTTACACAGAACAATCTAACAAATACTTTAAAAACTAATTACGATACATCATATACACATTCACAGGCGGCACACGCACCTGTAGGTGCAGAAGCTAATGAGTTTGCATTCAAAACAATAGCAATAGATGGTCAATCAGATGTTGTAGCAGATACAACTACAGATACATTATCATTTGAAGCTGGTAGTAATATGACAATTACTACTAATGCTACCACAGATACAGTAACATTTACGGCGGCAGGTGGCGGTGGTGGTGGAGGAGGAGATCTCCGAAACTATTTAATTGACGGCGATTTTACTCAATGGCTAGAACGAACATCTATTGTACTTGGAGAAGAAGGCGATCAAAAATTTACTTCTACACTTATGCGATATGAAAAAACTGGTGACGTAGAATATACTGCATCTCGATCTACAGACGTACCTACTGCCGCACAGTCAGGACACCAATCTAAATATAGTTTGAAAATGCTTAATTCAGGTGATAATGGAGGCACAGTAGGAGTTAGTGATTATAGTAGATTAACATATACAATTACTGGAAGTGATTATGCATCGCTTCATGGCGGTCAAGATTTAATGTTATCTTTTTGGGTTAAATCATCTATGACAGGAACTTATGTTGTTGGATTTAGGAATGGTCAAGCACCTCCTGAACGTGCGATGCCAATGGAATATACTATTAGTGCGGCTAATACGTGGGAAAAGAAAAATATAGCTTTTACTACTGATGCCACAGGGACTTGGTACTTTGATGAAATAAATGCAGGATTAAAAATACATTGGGGACTTTTATCAGGAGACGACTTTGATGGAACAGCTGAGACTTGGGGCGGAGATGGATATTTATGGGCAACATCTAATCAAGTCAATCATGGCGCAACACAAGGTGGAACATTTTATCTATCACAAATAGCATTATATAAAACAGATACTGCACCAACTAATTACTTAGGTGATCCGATTCCTTTGGTTAAAGATAAAGTTGGATATTATTACCGTAAATCATATCGCGATTTTGATAATCCAGGTACAGCTACACAGATAGGAAGTGTTGTTTTTAAAACTAATACTCCTAGCTCTCAGACTCCTATTCTTTCTACTTCAGTTACTTTTGGATCACGTATGCGTAACCTAGGTGATGGTTCTCAACCAGACATAAAACTTTATGATAATGCAGGAAATAGCGATCAAATTAGTTATTGGGACGGCGGTGTGGCAACAGACAATAAACAAGGTGATTATGAATACCACTGCGAGTCTGGATTTCATGTTAAAACTGACAATACAACTGGCAAAGACGGCTTTTCGTTTCATTATGTAGTAGATGTAAGACACGCTGGTGACTCAGGCGGGATGATGTAATGAAAGCGGAAATAAATATGTGTAACATAGGAAAACAAAATGGCAAATAGAATACCACTAGTAGTTGATGTACTAGACAGCAATAAAATTAAGGAATTACCAGTAGGAGATAACCTTGATTTAGGTGGAGCTGGTGTAACTAATGCTGGAACTATTAATGCGACAGATATTAGAATTAATAATGTTTCATTTAATAATCCATTTAGTGGTGACTATAATGATTTAACAAACAAGCCTAGTATTCCAACTGTACCATCAGCTTTAAGTGCCTTCGCTAATGACGTTGGTTACTTGGCGGCAGGAATTACTACAGATGTTATTAGTGAAGGTGTAACCAATGAATATTTTACACTTGCTAAAACTGATGCAAGAGTTAATGCACAAACAGGTTCAAATTTAGATCTAAGCCTAAAAACTATAACTGCATTAAAAGATGTAGATGATGTTACAGTAAGTGACGATGGAAAAATTTTATATTATGATCATGCTTCTACTTCTTGGAAGTGGAAGGTAGATGCTGGCGGCATAACAACGTTTACTGCTTTAACCGATGTTGATGCAGTAACTGGTACAAACGACGGCGATATTTTATATTATGATCATGCTACTACATCATTTAAATGGAAAGCAGATGCAAGTTCATTTACATTTAGTGTCGGTGCTGACGACTCAACTTTAAGAGCAATTTCAACAACTGAATCAATTAAATTTATTGGTGGTACTGGTATTACAACAGCTAGTGATTCTGAAGGCAACATAACGACTACAATTGGCAACATAGGTGACCTTGTAGATGTTGGAGTTGCTGGAGCAACAAACGGACAAGTATTAACATATGATTCAGGTGCTAGTACTTGGGGACCGGGTTCAATTGCGGCACCATCAAATATTGATGATTTAGCTGATGTTGATACAGTTAGTACAACACCAGTTGACGATTATGTTTTAAGTTTTAAAGGTGCAACATCAAAATGGGAGCCACGAGTATTAAACAACGTTGATGCGGCAACTGTTACTACATCACCAGATGCTACAGCGGCGGCACAGTTTGTAACTTTTGTTGCTGTATCTGACTCTTCAAGCCAAGAGTTAAGAACAGACGCTTCAGTAACATATAATCCTAGTACAAACGTATTAAGTGCAACTTCATTTACAGGAACTACAGTTAATACTACTAACTTAAATGTATCAGGTTCAGTTGCAAATGGTGTAAACGAAATTACATTTGCAGGTGATCTTAAAGTAGCATCTACTAAAGAAATTAGATATTATGATACTGACAATTCACACTTTATTGGATTTAAGTCAGCAGGAACTGTAACAGCTAGTAAATCATTTACTTTACCAGACGGCGATGGTACTACAAATCAAGTATTAACTACTGATGGTAATGAAACATTAAGTTGGTCAACACCATCGGGTACAGGTGAATTAAACGAAGACTCATACAAAACAATTAAAATCTCAGGACAAACAGATGTTGTAGCAAGTGCGGCGGCAGATGAATTGACATTGGTTGCGGGTACAAACATAACAATGACAACTGCGGCTGATGAAATTACAATTAATAGTACAGGCGGTGGTGGTGGAACACCAGGTGGTTCTGATACACAAGTACAATTTAACGATTCAAGCTCATTTGGAGGCGATGGTGGTTTAGTATATAATAAAACTACTGACACACTAACTGGTATTAATATAGTTGCTACTACAGTTACAGCTGACTCAGTTGTAAGTTCAGGTGCAGGTATACCAACTATAACTTCAGCAAGTAATTTAATTCTTGACGCGGCAAACGCCGTTGTTGTACAGGCGGCACCATTACGTTTAGGATCTTTTGATACTACTGGTATTGCAGGATTAGTTGGACAGCCAGGCGATGTAATTTATAATAATTCAGACCAACAACTAGTATTTTGGAATGGAAGTATTTGGGCACCAACAAATAACAATTTTTCATTTAGTGTAGGTGCTGATGATTCAACATTAAGAACTATTTCAACCGACGAAAGTATTAAATTTATTGGCGGAACTAATGTTACAACGGCTAGTGATACAGAAGGCAATATTACAATTAATGCTAGTGGCGGTGGCGGTGGTGGTTGGACAGAAATTGAATCTGATACTCCTACCACCCAGACGTTAACATGGTCAACTCTAAATCTTGCCGCGTATAGTGTTGTGCGACTAGAAATGGAAGATGTTGTCAGGAGCGCCAATACCAGAACTGAGTTATCAATAAGCAATGACGGGTTTTCAAGTATAGATACTTGGGCTCAAAACGGTATTAATTCATTTGACAATTCAGGAACATTTGTTGCAGACGGGAACTCGACTCTGACAGGCGGGAACGGAGAATACGTTGTTTTAACTCCTCATGCCGTTTGGGCATCTCCATTAAGATGGAGCGGCTATATAGATTTTAGAGTAAACGGAAACGCAGTGGTGATGACTGGACAAGGAATTTCAACCGATGATGGTCCTTGTACAGTTCTGTGGTCAGGAATGTGTGCGGTCGCGACTTTCACTGATCTAAAATTGCATTGTTTTAACGGTACTTTTAGTTCCGGGACTTTCAGATTATTAGGTATGGCATAAGCTATGAGTGAAAAACATTATGTTGTTTCTTTACACAAGGGCTTTAATAAAGACCAAATAATTAACGACCTTAATCGAGATACAAGTGCTGATGCTAGTGTTGACAGCAATATCATTCCTGATAGAACAGTTGAAAATGTAAACACTAGGCCAACTAGTAAACGTATTTTTGAAATATCCCTTACAGATGATGAAGCAAAAAAACTTACAAATGATTCTAGAGTAAGAGGTGTTGAACTTCCACTTGAATGGTCATCCGATTGGGTAGACTACGAACAAGACGAAAACTGGGTTAGAGATTCTACTTCAACAGCAAGAGGTAACTGGGGATTTTTAAGACAAGTTAATAACACAAACTTATGGGGACTTAATGTTACTCAAGATCTTACTGCTGGAACAACGTATGATTATCATTTAGATGGTACCGGCGTTGATTATATACATCAAGAAGATTACTTTAGATTTACACACGAACAATGGCAAGATAAAAACGGCGTTAGTCGTTTAGAAGAATTCCAATGGAATACACTTCCTAATATGGGTTCTATTCCTGCTATAGATTATACCGCATCTAGTCCTAGTAGTCATGCAACTCATTGTTGTGGAACGGCTGTAGGTAAAGATTATGGCTGGGCTAAAAATGCCAGAATATATTGTTTACCTATAAACATTATTAGTCAAGCATATTGGTTTGATGCAATTAAAGAATTTCATAAAGCTAAAACTTTAGATCCAGTTACTGGTTTTAAACGACCAACGGTCGTAGGAGCAAGTTGGGGATTTAAAGCATATTTTACTAGTGTAACAGATATTCAGTTTAGAGGATCTAGTGTTGGTTCAGTTAAGGCAGACCAGTATGGAACTGTTGGGGACTCCAATGGTAAATTTAATGCAAATTTACAGAGCTTAAATGTTGAAGTTGAAGAAATGCAAGACGAAGGTGTACATTATATTAAAAGTGCAGGAAATCAACGTCAAAAACTTTGCTATGACGGAGACATTGATTACGACAACTATATTACACGAAGTGTAGCTTCAGGTGGGATAACAGCAGGAAATCCTGTCCATTATAATAGAGGTGCAGGTAACATCGGACCTGAAACAATTGTTGTAGGTAATTTAGATAGTGCCTTAAACGGTACAGTTGAAGCAACAGAAAATACTAGTGATAAAGGACCTAGAGTTGACCTATGGGCGGCTGGAACAAATATTATGAGTGCTGGTTCTGCCGATGACACAGATAGTTATAACAACACAGGAACATCAATGGCTACACCGCAGATATCTGGCATGAGTTGTTTAATATTACAATTAAATCCTGGATGGACACCTGCACAATTACGTAAATGGTGGCAAGACAATGCAGTTACTGGTTTACTGTTTCAAGGTTCAACAGATGAAAATACTCCAACTACTTTCTTTTCAGATGATCAAAGTTTACAGAATGGTCCAAACAGAATAGCTTATTTTCCATTTGCGGCTAATAGAGCCTTAACATCTACTGCGGGGATAAGTTAATGGCTGGTGAAAAAGAATATAGAGTCGTTACTAAAAAAGGCATTGATATTGCACAAGTAGAAGTTGACTTAGAAAGAAATACTACTAGTGATGCGGCTGTTAGTGCTCACGTTCCAACTAGAACTGTTGATGTAGCGTATGCTAAAAAAGCCAATAACAGAATTACTCATTATATGTTAACTGATGCTGAAGCGGCGGAGTTATCAAAAGACCCACGAATATACACAGTATCAACTCTGCCAGATCCTGAGACAAGAGAATTATATGAAACACAGACTGGTCAGTTTGATAGAACAACTACTAACAGTCAAGATGCAGTTAATTGGGCATTAAAAAGACATATTCGTAGTGACTACGATGCGGCAACACAATCTAGTACATACACAGGAGATTATACTTATACATTAGATGGTACAGGTGTTGACATTGTAATACAAGACGATGGTGTTGATCCTACAGGACATCCAGAATGGAATGATGCTGAAGGCACTACAAGATTTGAACAGTTTGATTGGAATACGATTATTTCAGGATCAATGCCAGGAACGCACTATTCAAACGCTTATAATGACGGTCAGCCGGCAGGAGAACACGGAAGTCACGTAGCAGGTATTGCCGCAGGTAAAACATATGGTTGGGCCAAGAATGCAAAAATTTATTCTGTAAGAGTATTTGGTGGAACATCGGCAATGAATTCGAATGACCTTTGGGATTGCATAAGAATTTGGCATGAAAATAAACCTGTTCAAGCTAACGGATTTAAACGTCCTACCATTGTAAATCAAAGTTGGGGACAAAGTTGGTACTATAATAATAACAATAACGCCGCCGTACAAAGTATATTTTTTCAAGGAGTAGATCAAAGTATTACTCCTCAACAATGGACCTCTGGAACATTTACACAATACGGAGCAATAAACAGTAGACATCCCTTGTTCGATCTCTCAAGTAATGTTGAACAAGAGCAATTAACAGATTCAGGTGTAATTTGTGTTAAGGCGGCAGGCAATGGATATCATCCATGTTCAGGTCCTAATGCTCCTTATCATAGTGACATTTATGATAGCTATTATACATTAAATGAATCGTGGCAGGGGATCGCGGCAGGTAATCCTATATATTATAATCGTCCTAGTTCACCGCATAGTGATGATACTGTATGGGTAGCAAATATGGATCAAGATAGATACGGGGGACAAGAATTCATCACACAATCTAGTGAAAGAGGACCACGTATTGATATAATAGCAGGTGGGCAAGAGATTTCAAGTGCAACTAGTCAAGTAAGTACATATGGTTCAAAACAACTTTACCCTGGAAGTTCTACACATTATATGGCGCGAATAGGTGGAACATCAATGGCGTCACCACAAATAACTGGAATAGGTGCATTATGGTTACAAGCGAATCCAGGTGGAACTGCACAACAATTCAAAGATTTTCTTAATATTCATGCTACAACTGATGCTTATGATACCGGTACTGCAACAGATTTTAATGCCTATAATGCTATTCCAAGACGTTACGGAGCACCTGCTAAAACATTACATTGGCCTTATAGTAGTCCTAATCCTTGGGGTTGGACTGGTACTAGCGGCAGTGGTACTTTGGAATAAATACATAAGAAGAGAGATAAAATGGCCATACAGAACATTAATATAGGAACACTAGCAAACGACGGTACAGGTGACGATCTGCGTGAAGCATTTATTAAAGTTAATCAAAACTTTGATGATTTAGATCTACGAGCTCCTGAATCAACTACTGCAAGTAATTTAGGCAACGTTGGCGAAGGTGTATTTTATCAAAAAGCCGGTGTTGATTTACAATTTAAAAAATTAGTTTCTGGTGCTAATATTACATTAACAGCTTCAACAAATGGAATTACAGTTAATGCAACAGGTGGATTACAACAATTAAATGTTGTATCTGATTCTGGATCTAAGCAATTAGTTGATGGTGATACATTAAATATATATGGCGGAACAGGTGCTAGTACATCTATAAGCGGTAATGTTTTAACAGTTGATACAACTACTGAACTATCTACTGATCTTACTCCTGTATTAGGAGGAAGTCTAGATGCGAGCGGAAATAATCTTATTAACGGTGGAACATTAACAGCAAGTAATTTTGTTGGACCAGTAACAGGAAATTTAACTGGATTAGTACACGGAGTTGATATTAGATTAATTGCTCCTAATACAGCAGGTTTTAACTTTGGTTATTTTAATAATACAGTAACTAGTATTGTTGATTGGTTAATTGCAATAACTGATGTTGACTTTGGTAGTTTCTTTGTTCCAGAAGATAAGAACTTTGACGCAGGGTCTATAACAACGTAAGGAAAAGATATGGCGACATTAACAATTACATCAAATGGTTTACCTAATCCAGCGGCGTTTGGAAATGCTTTTGGAACTAATAGTTTTACACCAAACGTAAATAGTGCTACTGCACAAACATATAATTATTCTTTTATATATCGTGGTGGAGAAAATACTACTAATGCACAGGTAACAGTTCCATTAACACCAATGGGCATTATGTCCAATGGAGTTGTATTTTTTAATCCTTCAGTAGGTCCAACAACAGTTCCACCAGGACTTGATCCAAGTACAGATGCACCAGGTGATGGTTTTGAATATAATGCAGTAGCATTTAGGTCAAACTTTGGCGGTGACGATGCAGGTGGTTGGCCAGAAATTAACGGACAATATCATTATATGTCCGGAATGTTTATGTTTCTTCCAACAGGTTCAGCAGAATCAAATCCGTCTTGGGATGCCAATATGTTAGCAGGTTCGACTCCTACACCAACCTATTATACTGCAACAGATTACAGTAGTGATAATTTTAGACATACAGATGGTCACAGTAAGATACTTGGATATTGTTTCGATGGATATCCTATTTACGGACCTTATTCATATAGTGATGCTAATGCAGAATTAGGAACAGCAGTTACTAGAATGACTTCATCATATCAACACTATACTACAGAACCAGCAGGACGTGGTTACACCTGGGGTGAAAAAGCGGCTGGTACTTTTATTAATGATCACGAATACCAAATAGGTACTGGTCATTTAGATGCATACAACGGACGATACAATAAAACTCCTGACTATCCAAACGGAACGTGGGCATATTACATGACAGTTGACGCAAGCCTTCAACCTGTTTATCCTTATATAGTTGGTAACTCTACTAAACAACAACGTAGCGTTTAGACGTTTAGCACAACATGATAGGCGCATTTTACAAAAGTCGAAAGTGGGCTTTGTGGGCCTGGGGCGGAGGAAGTTTACTTGCCATATCATTATGGGTACAAGTACAAATAACTGTAGCCATAAACACATGGTATGGTGGCTTCTATAACTTATTACAAACAGCAGGTGAATATAAAGATAAAGCTGACGTAGGTACAGCATTATTTTACGACAAATTAATTAGTTTTGAATATTGGACCAATGGATTACAAGGCGAACCCTCGTTTGCTGTATTGGCATTTCCGTATGTAATACTCGCAGTTGCTACAGGATGGTTTACTCGTTTATACGGATTACGTTGGCGAGAAGCAATAACATTTAATTATATTCCACGTTGGCGTAATGTTAAAACTGAAATAGAAGGTGCTAGTCAGCGTATTCAAGAAGACTGTAATAGATTTGCTCGCATTGTTGAAAATTTAGGATTACAAGTTGTACGAGCTATAATGACGTTAGTAGCTTTTATTCCTGTCTTATGGGCTTTAAGTAGTGCAGTTACAATTCCGTTCTTTAGCGATATTCCAGGTTCATTAGTATGGACTGCTCTAGTTGTATCATTAGGTGGTATTGTTATTTCATGGTTTGTTGGTTGGAAACTTCCGGGACTAGAATATAATAATCAAAAAGTAGAAGCGGCATTTAGAAAAGATTTAGTATTAGGTGAAGATGATAAAGCCAATTACGCACAACCGGAAACACTATGGAGTTTATTCACTGGTATACGCTTCAATTATCATAGACTTTATATGCATTATGGGTACTTTGATACTTGGCGTATTACTTACGATCAATTTATGATAATTGTACCGTACTTAATTGTTGGGCCTAGTTTATTTACAGGTGCTGTACTATTAGGCGTAGTTGTACAAGTATCAAATGCTTTCCAGAAGGTTCATGGTGGATTTGCATTATTTTTAGAAAACTGGACCACAATTACAGAGCTTCGCAGTATATGGAAGCGTCTACATGAGTTCGAATCCAATCTAGACAAGTATACTTAATATCCGATAAATACTGTAAGTTAAGGGATATATAGCATATGGCAAATTTACCTGTTTGGAATCAATTATCAGGACACACACTAGCAACACTAGAGGAAAGAGTAACTGCTATAGTTAATCTGCCTTTAGACCCATCTAGTGCAGATATTATTACAGGATTTAAACCTGACTTAACACCTTTAAGTCGGTTAGCTTTACCTACATTAACAAATTCAACAGATCTAGGTATAACTAAAACTTGGTCGCAAGAGCCTAGCGGACATACATATCCTGTAGCTATTAGAATTCCTACTATTCCTGCTCTTACAGATAAAAAACTACCAGTAGCTATATTACTACACGGAGACAGTGGAACAGGTAGTAATGAAATTACTACTTGGGAAAACTACTTAGGCGATCATATTTTAATTGCTCCAACAGGATACAATAATACATGGAATATTGCAACTGAAACATCTAAAGCACCTGATATTGATATGCTTAAAGATTTAATTACAGCATTAAAAGGATTTAATAATGTTGATGAAGGAAAAATAAAATTTGTTGGGTTTGATACTGGTGCAGGAATGGTAAACAGAACACTTATCGAAATTAACGATCCTAATATTGATTCATATGTAACTATTGGTTCACAATTATTTGATCCACAATATCGTAACGATACATTTTTCTTTCCGTCAACACAAACTGGGCCTGGTCATAACGATTATAATACAGCTACAATTCCATTACAAGATAAAAAAATGTTAATTCTTAACGGAACAACTGATGCTACTATTCCATACAATGGCGGTGTTGCTGGTGCATCTCCGGGTGTAAACTTTTTATCTGCACAAGACTCTGCATTCGCTTTAGCAAAGAGTCAGGGATATACAGGTAGTATAATTCCAGATGCAGGTGGTGTATTTTACGGAACAAATAATACTTACTATTATAGCTACTTAGGTGGACGAGTAACACATTATAAAACCGATACAGGACATACAGTAGAAACATTTATGCAGGAAATTGTTCAAGCATTTATGACTTATGCAATGAACTCACTTCCAGATATATATTTAGAAGCAGGATCTATTACAACTATTGATCTTAATACTAGTATTATAAGTTTAATAAGTGGTACATTACCTCCAGGATTAAGATTAGTTGAAAATCAAATTATTGGAACACCATTTGAAGTTCAACGTAGTACTACATTTGAGTTCGTATTACGTGCAACAAACTCTTCAGGAATAGCTGATAGGACATTTAACATTATTGTAAATGGACCCGATGTACCTGTTTGGACAACTAATGAAGGTAGACTTCCAATAGGACCTAATAATTCTTTTTATATTATAGATAGCAGTATTGTTGATTTTCAACTTTCTGCAATTGATCCAGATTTGCCAGCAGGTGATAAACTTGAATATTATATTGCAGACGGAGATGGTACATTACCACCAGGAATAAAATTAACTGAAGAAGGTAGACTTATAGGAATTGTTGATCCTATATTAGCATTAGATTTAGCATCAGGCAGTGGCTTTTATGATACTACACAATTTGATAGCTTTCCATTCGACTTTGGATTAAGAAGTGCTAATGGATATCAAAGTTATTTTTACGATACTACAGGATATGATTATGCTATTGAAACACGTAGTCCAAAGAAACTTAATAGATTTTTTGAATTTAAAGTAAGTGTTAGTGATGGTGATACAGTAGTAGTAAGAAAATTTATAATATTCCTAGTAGGAGATGATTTCTTACGTGCAGATAATACTATTATGCAAATAGGGACAGGAATATTTACAGCTGATAATACATTCCTTAGAACACCAGTTTGGTTAACACCAGGTAATATAGGTTATAAACGAGCAAATAATTTCGTAACAATATACTTAGATGTATTTGATCCTAATACTATTGTAGGCGAACTAAATTATTCACTAGAACAATATAATGACGATGCAAGTCCTAGTGTATTACCCCCAGGGATGGCATTAGATGTTAAGACAGGAGAAATTGCAGGGCGAGTTCCTTACCAACCGGCGATTACTAAAGAATATAAATTTACAATTGATGCAAGACGCTTTACTGATCAAGCAGTTGTATTAGCTTCGAAAAAGAAAACATTTACTGTTAAAATCTTAGGCGAAATTGAAAGTTCTATTATATGGGAAACAATGCCTGACCTAGGATCTATCAAAGCAAACTTTATTAGTACATTTAGTGTAAAAGCAAGAATAATTAACCAATCGATTAGTAGTAAAGTTTTATATAGAATTACTGCTGGTGAATTACCGCCAGGATTAAAATTAAATCCAAACGGAGAAATTATTGGTAAAGTAAATCAATTTAGGAATCTTAATATTGCAGGCGAATGGCAAAAAGGTTTAACAACAATTGATAATAATTTACTATTGCTTGACGGTTCTACAACTACTATTGATAGAAAATTTAAATTTACTGTTGAAGCAAGAGATCGTTTTGGATTTAGTGCCTTAACCGCAGAATATAATATTATAGTTAAAGATCCTGATAATATAAGTTACAGTAATTTATATGTTAAGCCTTTTATGAAAACATCACAACGAACAGTTTATAATAACTTTATTAGCGATCCTAATATATTTGATCCTGATAAAATTTATAGACCTGACGACCCAGCATTTGGATTACAAAAAGAAATTAAAATGTTAATCTATGCAGGAGTTGAAACTAAAGATATTAAAGAATATGTTGCTGTATCAAGAAAACATCATTCTAGAAAAAGATTTAAACTTGGAGCAGTTAAAACAGCAACGGCTAAAACAGCAGGAACAAACACTATTGAATATGAAGTTGTTTATTTAGAAGTAATTGACCCTTATGATTCAACAGGTACAACTGATGTTAAAACTACACTTGATATTAAAACTAAAAATAAACTTACTGTAGATAGTGTAGAATATGAATCATTTGATGACGTTACTAAAGAAGGTGCAGGTGTTTCCATATTTACAATTATAAATTCATTAGGACAAACTATCCAAATATTAGCACTTGGAAATGATTTAGAAATTGTTACTAGAAATAGTGGAACAGTAATACTCGATGCAAACGGAACAATTGTGGTAGAATTACAAAATGGAAGTGAAGTAATTTCTGGAACTATTGCTACAACTACTAGTGATCCATTTAGATGGAGACCTAGATTTACACCAATTAAAACTGATAGTGATGCTGTTCAAATTAGTGATGCTTTTAATACTAAACGATATGTTAGTAATGTTACTAATATGCGTGATAATATCAAAACTGTTGGTCTTACAGAACGCGACTTCTTACCATTATGGATGACAACAGCTCAAAGTACTTCTGTACAGGAATTAGGCTATGTAACAGCAATTCCATTATGTTTTTGTAAACCAGGCGAAAGTGCCACAATAGCATTAAATATTGCTAACAGTGAATTTAATTTTAGAACTTTAGATTTTGAAATTGATAGATATATAATTGATGCTACCACAGGAAATAGTTACGAGCAGTATATACCGTTCGGGAACTATGCCTTTAATGTTTAAAAGCGATAAATAATAGAGAGGAACACAAATGGCAAGTAATATTGACAATACAAGCATTGATGCTACATATCCTATAGCAGGGCAGGATAATGATAGTCAAGGCTTCCGTAATAATTTTAGCACTATAAAGAACAACTTTACTGCGGCTAAAAGTGAAATTGAAGCATTACAAACAAACACAGCAAAACTAAATGAAGGCAATGATTTTCTAGGTAACGATATTACTGGTGGAAATTTTGCATCTAATACAGAAAAACTGTATGCTGGTGGAACCATTGTTGCTCCTCAAAATATTAGTTTTTCCAATGGTAATTTCCAAACATTCACCATTGGGGGGAATCTTACATTAACTTTTACAGATTGGCCAGAGGCAACTAAAGTTGGTAAAATACGTCTAATGCTACTAGATACATTAGGTGACAGTACTTCTAGAACAGTTACTTGGGCAACAGGCGGTGGTGGTGCTATTAAATATGACGCAAGTTTTCCTTCACCATTTGTAGTTCAAGATGAAGTAGACCCAATGGTTGTTGACTTTTGGACATCTGATGGTGGTACAACAGTATACGCTCATTACGTTGGTACATTTACTTAATAGGTAGGGTATGTTACACCCATTTGCTCAAAATCTTCCAGAACTGTCTGATAAGCAACTTGACGAAAAACTTTCAGAATTAACAAAGAAATACTACCAAACACGCAATCCTGAAGCAAGAAATCAAATACAGCTTATGATTAATAGCCACAAGCTAGAACAAAGTGATCGCCAAATTAAAGCAAGACTAGAAAATGACAATAAAGGTCTTGACAAACTGATAGATATCAGTTAATATATACTTAATGAATATGCTAGTAGATAAACTAGGTGTACCTCGGTTCACCACTAAAGATATCATAAATCTAATTTATGAAGGTAATGGTGATAAGCTCTCTAAAATTTTAGTTGAGTCAAGCCGTGACACGGAACTATATAACGAATCTATTAATAAAATTGGTAATGAACTTTTACCATTAAAAGAATACCAACCACTTCCATATGACTTAAAACATTTTGATCAGGCCTTACAATCAGAATGGTTTATGCCAGACAAATACCAAAAATTAGATATACGTCATTATTTAGAAGAAAGATGTGAAACTCTAGAAGAAGTTAAACGAGTTGATGAAGAATATATTGAGTACGAAAAACGTGGACTACTTGACTTACTAAGGTTTCTTATATATTTGGTAGCTATTATGCGAGAAAATAACGTAGTATGGGGAGTAGGACGAGGATCTAGTGTAGCAAGTTATATCCTATACTTAATTGGTATTCATAAAATTAACTCAATCCAGTATGAGCTAGACTGGCATGAGTTCATGAGATAAATACGTACATAATAGGAGATTACTATGGCAATAAAACAAACAGGTCGTAAACAACATTTATCAATGCAAGGTAAAGCAATTGATATGGATTTGTTACGCCAAAAAAACGAATTAACACCAGCAGTGGGTAATGTTCGTGTTAATGCTCGCGGTGACGAATTAGGCCCAGGTGGCAAAATTGTTCGTAAACGTGAAGAAGTTATGGCCGACTATTACAGAGACCATCCAGATGCAGTTCCAGATGAAGTTCCTGGACGTGGAGTTAACGTTGTTGAAAAAGAAGCAACAGTAGTACCTAAAAAGGCAACTACTAAAGCTAAAGTTTCTAAAACAACAAAAGTTAAAGAAGCAGAACCAGTTAAAGTTAAAACTGAAGATCAACCCTACGATCGAAGCGGTGAAGACTGGGTTGAAGATGACGATGGTAACTTTGTAAAAAAAGGTGACTAACAATGGAACTTAATCCAAGTGGCATGGGAGGACCTTCCAAGACTGTTACAGTCTATAAAGGTCACATTAGACCATTGCATGATAGAGTGATTGTTCGCGATATGGACTTTAGTGAAATGAAGACCAAAGGCGGACTTATTATTATGTCAGATGATGGTAAAAGTCATGGAGTTAAGCCTCGTTGGGGACAAATTTATGCTAAAGGACACGAAAACAATGACGACTATAATGTTGGTGATTGGATTTTAGTAGAGCATGGACGTTGGACTAGAGGATTCAATATGCAACTTCCAGATGAAGAGGATGTTGTTGTCTTAAGAACAATCGACGTTAATGGTATTATAGGTTGGCAACCAGAACAACCAGATACTGGATACGTTGGCGTTATGGATCAAGAGAGTATTATTTAAAAAGGTACTTTGCTTATGTTGGATTTAAAACGATACGAAGAGTTCGTTGAGAAAGTTACATCAGTAGAAAGTAACAAGTCTGGTGCATTTTTTGGACGAGTACAAGAATTAGAAAATGCAACAGGTATTAACATTCCATTGTTATTAACAGCATCTATTGGATTGTCAAGTGAAGGAGGTGAATTTAGTGAAATTGTTAAAAAATGTTTGTTCCAAGGGAAACCACTTAATGATGAAACTGTATTTCATCTCAAACGAGAATTGGGTGATATTATGTGGTATTGGTCTAGTGCTTGTCGCTCTCTTGGGCTTGATCCTAATGAGGTAATTGAAGAAAATGTCAGAAAACTTGAATCAAGATACCCAGGAGGAAAATTTGACATTCACCACTCAGAAAATAGAGAAGAAGGCGACCTATAATTCTTTAGAACATAACATTCATGTTTTAGACGATCTTGTACCAACCTGGTTACACAACTCAGCAAAAAAAACAGCATTACATTGGCCTTTAGGATTTGGTCACACAGGATTGGGTCCTAATCAAGGTTATGAATTCTGGGGCGAACAATGGGGAGACTCAGCTGGTACTGAACCAAATACTGCTCCTTGGGAATTCTGGGCTATATGGTTAGTGCTTAATGAAAATAAAAAACTTATTTCCCCAGATGTTACTACTCTTCAATGCAATCAAATTCAATTAAATCTTACAACTAAACATCACTTCGGTAATCGGCACGTTGATGTTCAACACGACACACCTGCATATACAATGGTATATCTTTTACGTGGTGATTCAGGAATGGAATTTTGGGCTAATAAAGACAATAAAATTCATTCAGTTCCTTGGAAAGAAGGAAGAGCAATTATATTCCCTAGTGGTATGATCCATGGGGGATTACCACCACAAGAAGTTAGTCCACGTCTTACCTTAGGTTATATTTTTAGTGGAGAAGCTACACCAATTATGAGACAGCATAAAGTAATTCATCCTATTTTTAATAATGACTGGAAGAAAAACTAATGGATAAAAAATATATTTTAGTTATTGACAATTTAATTCCTACATTTTTACAAGAACAAATTGAAGCAGTCGTTCCACATCTTCCATTACGATTTGGACATAGAGGATTAGGATATAATGAAGGCTATAATACCTTTAGTGAACAATGGTCACGTGAAGTCCAGCACGGAGTTGAAGTTAGTCATACTAATTTTCTAGCTGATATGCCATGGGAACTTAAAGCTATGTGGACAGTTGTACATAATGCTAAGGCAAGAATCTTTAAAAATGTTAACGATTCTCTCATCCTAAATCAAGTACAAATTAATTTAACTACAGAAGAACATTTTGGTGGAAAACATACTGACGCACCAGACGATAGTGAACAAATGAAAGATCTACAATGGATTCCTTCACATACAATGGTATATTTTGTACAAGGCGATACAGGTATGCAATTTTGGAATAATAATGAAGTTATCCATTCTGTTGATTTCAAAAAAGGACGTTGCGTACTATTTCCTAGCAGTTATATTCACGAAGGTCTAAAACCAAATAAAATAAGTCCAAGAGTTACAATTGGATTTATTTTTAACGGATTACCTCTACAAATTAATACTTGACACAGAACACATTTTATATTATAATAACATAAACTAAGGAGAGTTTATGAAAATACCAACAACAAGCGGCGGTCTTAGTACCGGTGGATTAACAGGTATAGCTTTAATGGGTTTACATATTACAGGGCATCTATCTGGTTGGGCATGGCCTATTTTATATGTATTTTTAATTTTAATGGGTATAGGTCAGGAGAACCGTAGACGATGAAAGAGCTTTGGGTAGAAAAATATAGACCAAAAACTATAGATGGTTATGTGTTTAGAGATGAACATCAAAAAGCACAGGTAAAAAATTGGATCAAAGAGAAATCAATTCCGCATTTACTTTTTAGTGGTAATGCTGGTATTGGTAAAACAACTCTTGCAAAAATTCTTTTTAACGAATTAGAAGTCAACGAGTATGATATACTTGAAATAAATGCAAGTAGAACTAATAGTGTTGATGATGTACGAGACAAAATTATTAATTTTGTGCAGATGATACCATTTGGTGATTTTAAAGTTGTATTACTAGATGAAGCAGATTATTTAAGTCCGAACGCACAAGCGGCATTACGTGGCGTAATGGAAGAATATCATTTAACATCACGTTTTATTTTAACGTGTAATTATCCTAACAGAGTTATTCCAGCAATTCATAGCAGATGTCAAGGTTTTCATATTGCACGTATTGATCAAAATGAGTTTACGGCTCGTGTAGCAGAAATTCTTATTACAGAAGGTGTTACTCCAGATATAGATACACTTGACACTTATGTAAAAGCTACATATCCTGATTTACGTAAATGTATCAATATGGCACAAATGAATAGCCAAGAAGGTATTCTTCTTAAACCAAACGAAATGGATAAAGGAGAAGCTGATTGGAAACTAGATATGGTTGAGTTATTTAAAGCAGGTAAAATAACTGAAGCAAGAAAGTTAGTTTGTAGTTCTGCAAAAGCAGAAGAAATGGAAGATGTATATCGTTGGCTTTATGACAACATAGAATTGTTTGGAGATGTAGAAAAACAAGACCAAGCTGTTATTATAATTAAACAAGGATTAGTTGATCACACATTAGTTGTTGATCCCGAAATTAACTTGGCCGCTACTATGATTAAGTTAAATAACTTAACATGAAGATTGAAGAACTGCAACGTCTACAAGAAAAGGGTTTATGGTTAGTTATGCATCCAACAAAAAGTTTAAGTTGGGAAAATGATCAAGTATTTCCTTGGTTAGGTGCAGAGATGACTCGTACGAGTCAACGTATAAGCTACTACCTAAGACCATGTAAACATAAATTTGTTGTACTAAATGATGATCACGTTATTATCAGTGCTTTTTCTGAATACAAAGAAATGAATACACTAAATGACTTACATCAATATTGTGCCCAGAACAATATTACCGAAATAATATATACAGGGTTTCATTATGGTGTGTGTATATTGAACGAAAAAGAAGTAGGTCTCGAATCTCTAAATGCTTACAATAAAAATTCTAGTAGAGTTGGGCCTTGTTATAAAATGTTTGTTAAACGTGAATTAGTTGATATAGGCCC